AGCCAGTTTATTGAGTCGCGGAAGTTTCAGATCGAGGAAATTGCCCGAATTTTCCGGGTACCTCCCCACCTTATCGGCCACCTGGACCACGCGACGTTTTCAAATATCGAGCACCAGGCGCTCGACTTCGTGCAGCACACCATCCTCCCCTGGCTTCGGCGGTGGGAGCAGGCAATATCGGCGCGCCTGCTATCGGACGAAGAAAACCAGACGCACTATACAGAGTTCCTCGTGGAGGGACTCCTGCGCGGGGACATTCAAAGCCGCTATTCGGCTTATGCTGTCGGGCGACAATGGGGATGGCTCAGTGCTGACGACGTTCGGCGCATGGAAAACATGGAGCCACTCCCAAGCGGAGCCGGAGAAAAATACCTGGTACCTCTGAACATGCTCGACGCGGCGGCTGACCCTGCCCAGGAGCCCACGGCTGTTAGGCACACCGAGCCTCAATTCCTTTTTCCAGTCGTTCGGCAACAGGTCGAAAAGTATTCCGACAGGGTTGCAAAGAGTAAAAAGCCTTTCCGCAGTCACGAAAAAGTCATCATTGAAGGGCTGGTTCCGGTGGCGACGGCCTTCTTACAGGCCAGCGGCAAGCGCCATGACGCTGACTCGACCGCAGCAGCAGTCGTTCGGTTTGTTGACTATTGGGACGCAAACCCAGACGACGCAGTAAACACCAGAACGACATCGTTTGTTGAGATACTTAGAACAGTGGAGGATTCAGAAGATGAGCAGCAGTAAGGAGTTTCGTGGGAGCGCGACTGGCTTATGTGTCGAGACGCGCGCCGAGCAGGGCGACGTGATCACCGGCTACGCCGCGGTTTATAATTCAGACAGCGTCGATCTCGGTTTTTTCACTGAGGTGATCCGACCAGGTGCCTTCTCGCGCGCAGTCAAGGACGGCCAGGACGTCAGGGCTTTGCTCGACCACAACACGGGGAAGATCATAGGGCGAACAAAGGCTGGTAATCTCACTCTGCAAGAAGACGAGCAAGGCTTGAGGGTAACCTTACACCCGATCGACACCGAAGACGGAAGGACCGCCCTTGCGTGGGTGAGAAGCGGCGTCGTAGACGGCTTTTCCTTCGGCTTTGAGACTGTCGCAGACAAGTGGGGAACAAAGGAGGGGCGGGCATACAGAGAGCTTCTCGACGTGAATCTGTTTGAGGTTTCTTTGGTGGCGTTTCCTGCTTACCCTGGCACTTCGGCATCGGTTCGCGCCGAGCACCTTGTTTCCGCAGAGGCTATCTGGCGCGAGAAGGAGCAGAAGCAGCACCAGGAACAGCGGAAGATGGCTTCCTATCGGCGGCGGCTTGCGCTTCTCACTGCATTTTAGGGCGGGTATCGCCAGGAAACCAAATTCCTAGAACAATCCTCCAAGAGCCTCTCTAGTCGAGGTTCGGGCGGTCCCCAGAGATCGACGGTGTTAACTTTAGAGAGGATAAGAAAATGAGCAAGGTGCAAGAGCTGCTAAAGAAAAGGGCGGCTTTCATAGGACAGATGCAGGCACTGACCGACAAGGCAGACGCTGAGAACCGTTACTTTTCGCCGGACGAAGAGAGACAGTGGAACGAGCAAGACGCAGAAGTTAAGTCACTTTCCGGTCGTATCGCCAAAGAGGAAATCCTCGCGGCCTACGCTGGCGAGTCGACCCGTCACACTGCAGCCGTTTACGAGCCAGCAGATGACGAGAGAAGCGCACAAAAGGCGCAGACCGAGACATCTTCGGCTTCGAATAAATGGGGCAACCTTGGCGAGTTTCTTCGTGCAGTAGTACACGCTGGCTCGCCAGGTCATCGTGTAGACCCTCGACTGCTTGAGTCCCGGGCAGCCGGTCTGAGCGAAGGCGTAAACGCGGACGGTGGATTCTTGGTTGATAAGGACTTCAGCCAGGAGCTACTTCAGAAGGTTTACACCTCAGCCGCACTTGCAAGCCGCTGCCGTCGCGTTCAGATTTCGGGCCAGTCAAACGGCCTGAAAATCAACGCGATCGACGAGAGCAGCCGCGCAGACGGAAGCCGTTTCGGTGGCGTTCAAGCGTATTGGGCAGCCGAGGCCGCAGCCGCTACAGCGTCCAAGCCAAAGTTCCGGCAGATTGAGCTCAGCCTCAAGAAGCTAATGGCGCTTTGCTACGTTACAGACGAGCTCCTATCTGACACGACTGCGCTTCAGAGCGTGGTCGCGGACAGCGTGGTGCGCGAGCTGGCGTACAAGCTAGACGACGCCATCCTGAACGGTGACGGCGACGGGAAGCCTTCGGGCATCTTGAATGGCGGTGGGCTGGTTACGGTGGCCAAGGACGTCGGACAGGCCGCTGCTACGGTGACAAAGGCCAACCTGTTCAACATGCGCGCTCGCCTCTGGGCTGGTGCTCGGTCGAATGCGGTGTGGCTCGTCAATCAGTCAGTAGAGCCACAGCTATACGGCCTGACGCTCGGCGACAATGGTGCATATTTCCCGCAGGGAACATTTGCCAACCAGCCGTTCGACCAGCTGTTCGGTCGTCCGGTCATCGCTGCTGAGCAGTGCAAGCAGCTCGGAACGGCAGGCGACATTGTCCTCGCGGACTTTGGCGAGTACCTTCTAATCGAGAAGGGTGGCATCAAGGGAGAAACCAGCATCCATGTGCGGTTCCTTTACGACGAGCTTGCCTTCCGGTGGACTCTGCGTGTCGACGGCAAGCCGATCTGGTCTGATGACCTCACACCGGCTTATGGCACGGACACCTTGTCGGCTTATGTAGCACTGGCGACCAGGGCTTAATTCCTGACGCTAGTCTCGGATGCCGAGTGCTGTTTCGGCTCGGCATCCGAATTTTTTTCGCACACGGGGGCAGATGCACGACTTCACGAGGACCACGCTCGTTTCTCCGCCTGAAATCGAGCCGATCGACCTGTATGACGTCAGGGCTCACCTGAGAGTCACTCATAATGAGGAAGACGAGCTCCTGAACGCTCTGATCACCGCTGCGCGAGTGACCGTCGAGACAATCACCAGGCGGAGCCTGATTACCCAGCAGTGGCGGCTCTCCCTCGACGCGTTCCCAGCTGGGAGAGTCATAAAGCTCCCCCACACGCCAGTTCGGGAGGTCACAGCGGTTGAGTATTACGATCAAGAGGGCAACCTCCAGGCCTTAGACCCGGACAAATACTGGCTAGACGACCTCTCCGCACCGGCAAGGCTGATGCTAAAGGAGGGAGAAACCTTCCCAGACGTCGAGCAAGGACGGCCGAATGCCGTTGAAATCACCTATTTTGCTGGGTACGGCGACGATCCCGCGGATGTCCCGGCGCCTGTTCGCCACGCAATCAAGCTCGTGGTGGCGCATCTCTACGAGAATCCCGACATAGTTTCAGCGGGGCAGCTCTTCACTATCCCTATGAGCTGCGACTATCTGCTCTCACCGTACCGGGTGATCACGTTTTTTTGACGGCCTATGAAAAGCGGGAGGCTTAGAGAGTCGATCACTATTGAGAAGAAGGTCACCGCTAGGGGGGCGCTTGGAGAGCAGATCGTCTCGTGGACTAAACGGGCCCAGGTCTTTGCGCAGATCGTTGCAGAAATGGGCGGCGAATCGCCAAAGCGCAATTTCGAGGGCGAGTACGAACAACCGGTCACCTTCCTGATCCGTTACCGCACCGACATCTCGAGCGCGGACCGCATTGTCCACGGCTCCAAGACTTACAGCATCGACGGCATGAAGGTTCTCTCGCTCACGCGGTACAACGACGCAATGGAAATCAAAGGGGTGCATCGTGTTAGGGCCTAAACTTACAGCCGCGCTCTGGGGCTATGACTCAACCATCAGGGGCGCCTTTGACACCTCAAGCGGGGTTGCGCAGTTTGTGCGCCTTGACGTTCAAGGAACGCAGGCAGTCATCGACGCGCTCAAATCGCTGCCGGGGAACGTAAGCCGCAGGATTCAAAGAAAGACGATGAAGGCAGTGATCGAGCCAATTTTCCAAGATGTTCGCAGCTCGGTCCCGGTTGACAGTGGGCAGTTAAGAGATTCAGTCACTAAGAGGGTGGGAATAAGCAAGAAATACGGGACGATCACCGGCACAGTCTCTCACAAATATGCCGACACCTTTTATGCGCACTGGGTCGACCAAGGCTGGAACCTTACCGGGCATAGGGCCGGTAAAAAGCGCGGCCCTTTCGGGCATCCGAAGGTTCTCAGGCGCGTGGAAGGGCGATACATATTTCGGAAGGCCCTAGAGCGTCACGCAGACGGCAGCGTCTCCGCCTTTTACCGCGATCTCAAGGAGTCCACAGACGAGGTGCAGAAGGAGCTGGGGGCGTCAAATGATTGAGCAGGCTATCTTTGCAAGGTTGACCGGCTTTCCTGAGGTTTCGAGCATCGTAGGGGACCGCATCTTTCCTGTCTTCCTGCCTGAAAAGTCTATCCTCCCCGCAATAGTGTTTCGACGGGTATCGACTACCGGCGCAGATTTAAGTCACTCTGGCACCAGCGGGAAGCTCACAAGCGAGTTTGAGGTCGAAAGCTACGCGCGAGAGGTATCCGTTGCGAAGAGCCTAGCGATGGCTGTCCGAAAAGCGTTCAGCGGATTTAGCGGGACGGTTGCCGGAGTGAAGGTTCATCGCGCTGCTGTGGACAACGAATTTGACGACTACGACTTTGAAAGTGGGCTTTACACGATACCGGTTCAAGTTTTTTTAATGCACGACGAGGGCTAAATTATGTCGAATCCAGCAGCAGCACACGGCACAGAGCTTAAAATTGGCGACGGTTCCAGCCCGGAAGTGTTCACCGCAATCGGCTGCATCTTTGAGGGACCGACAGGCGGCGGGTTCGCGCCTCAGTTCATAGAGGGCCGGCATCATGGTTCACCTGACATCGTTCGCCGAGTGTCCATCGTAGACAAGCCAGCGATCAACTTCCGCGCGTACTATGACAGCACCGACGTTCAGCACTCTGCGCTGGTTTCGGCTGCGAAGGACGGCGAAAAGCTGAATTTCAAATACGTTCTCACGGACGACGGAGCCGAGACTTTCTCCTTCGGCGCTTATGTGAGCGTCTCGTTTGAGTCCCCGGTTGACGGGTTCCAGACCGTGTCGGTCACACTCGCAGTCGACGGCGCGATTACTCAAAGCTAAGAAGTAAATTAAAAACCGAAACGGAGCGGTTACCATGCAAAACATCGAAAAAGCTGTCTCGTCTATCCACATCGATCTCGGCGGCGTTCAGCGTCGTTTTGAGTTCACAATGTGGTCCATCGCACAGATGAAGCGACTGAGCGGAAAGAACGCCCTGAGAGGCGAGCTCGACGTCCAAGACCCCGAAGACCTCGCAGTTCTGGTCTGGGCTGGACTGATTTCGAGCGACCCATCGCTCGACGGTGAGGTCACGCCTTCTCAAGAGCCTGGTCGACCTGGAAAAGGTGACGACACTGTCATGTCAGCAATCCATCAGATTCAGAAGTGGATGAGGTTCGACCGTTTAACCGAGATCGGTTCGGCGGTTCGTCAGGCATTTGACGCTGCCAGTCCGGCAAACAGCAAAAAAAAATAGATGACGACCAGGTCGTCGACGCCGACAGCGACCCGCATGAGTTCGACATCCTTTCGCTGCTCGCCTGGATGTGGGCAGAGTGCGGCATCCCTGAAGACCGATTCTGGCGAATGACACCAGCAAAAATAAGCGCAGTCGTCCAGGCGCGGAAAGAACGCACCAAGCGCGAGGATTATCGGGCCGGGATAATCACCGCAACTATTCGCTCGGCCCTTGGCGCAAAGCACGTTGACGTTTTCGACGATTTTCCAGAGTACAAAAAACAGGCGATCAAAAAGCAGTCTGATCTCGGTGGCTATTTCAAGACCCTAGTAGCCAACCAGAAAGCCAAATCCAAGCAATCGTGAGGATATAGGCTCGCACAGCCGCCTCCCGTACACTGCTCAGCATGGCAACTCGACGCGTCGCGGGAATTAAGATCGACATTCAGGCAAACACGGCGCGTCTGTCGCAGGACATGACGAAGTCGGTCGGAATCCTGCAGGTTTTTGAGCGCCGCGCACAGGCGATAAGCCGCAGCCTGAAAGTCGCTCTTGCCGGGGCTATTCTCGGCGGCGCTGCCTATGGCATAAAACAGTTTTCGGACACCGTCCTAAAACTGGCTGAAATCGGAGACAAGGCCGGGGACATTGCGGGGGCATTTGAAAAGCTGGGAGGCTCAAGCAAGGCGCTAGAAGAGGCTTCCAACCGGACGCAGGGCCTCATCGACAAATTCGACCTGATGAAAGCCGCAAACGAGGCTTTGATCCGTGGTCTTCCAGACGTAAATAAAAACTTCGCGGACTTTGCCGACCTCGCTACGCGGGTCGCCTCGGCGCGTGACCTCGATCCGCTTGAAACATTAAACGAGCTTATCGCTGGGCTATCCAGCGGGAAGGCAGAGGCGCTCAAAAAGTTCGGCTTCAGCCTGCAAGATGTGAAAGGCAAAACGGAGGTTACTGCGACGGCTCTGAGCCAACTTCAGACGGTGCTGGATCAGTTTTCGCCAGTCACTCTAGGCGTCGCTGACAGCGTAACCGTCTTCAAAAACAGCCTATCCGAAGCGGTCAAAAACATCGGGATCGGTGTCGACTCAAGCGCGATGCTGGCCTCGCAACTTCAAGAGCTCCGCGTCCAGGCAGACCCGGAACGGATGCAGCAATTTGGCCAAAGCCTTGCGGTCGTCGAAGGCGTTTTCATCGGAATGGCGGTTAAGACACTACCGACGGCGATCGAGTATCTGGAGAAATTCGCGCTCGGCCTCGATAACATTTTCGCAGTCACAAAGCGCGGAGAATTTTTTAAGGCTTTAGGGGATCAAGAGGCCATAACCAAGGCGCTACAAGACGAGCGCGCTAGAAGTGAAAGCGGTTTTAATTTCAGCATCAGCGGCGGCAAGGTAAAACGGCTCAGGGTTGAAGACCTGGATCGGCAGATTCAAGAATCCCTCGCAGAAGAAAAGCAGATAATTGATAAGTTCAACGCGAGCGAAAAGAAAGCGAACGAAGACCTCCTTTTGCAGCGGGAGAAAGCCGCAGAGGATTACGCAAAGAGGACCGCGGAAATCTTCAAAAAATACGGGTATGATCCAGAAAATGGCAGCTACCAGCCCCCAGAGCCGATCCGCGGCGGCCAGCCAAGCGGCGGAAAGCCGGGGAAAGCCCAAGCAGAGATCACGATGCGCGACCTGGCGCAGGAGGCGGATCAGTTCCGTTTAGCCATTGAGGACGCGATCTCTCGGATCGATCCAGCCGCCTTTGAGCAGTATCGGCTGTCCTTGTACAAATCGACCGAGGAAGCCTTCATACAAGCAAATCAGACGCTGGTCACTGAGGGGCTGAAGACTCAAGAGGAACTCGGCGCAATGGCTCGCGCGGAGGCCCAGAAGACGGTCCAGCAGTACGACCAGCAGATGCAGGACGCAACGCGGCAACACGCGGAGCTTATGCGACAGTCTCACGAGGAGGCAGTTCAGCAGTGGTCAGGTGTCCTCGATCAGTTATTCAACCCCGGGCAGTATTCTTGGCAAGACTCTCTGAAGCAATTAGCGCAGGGCTTCGCCTCTGAAATACTAGCCGGTCTTGTCGGAGGGATTAACGGAGACCTCAGCACGTTTCAAGGCGTCGGGCAGGTAATCGGTCGAGCGATTCTTGGGACTTTAGGCAGTGCAGGAGGTCAGGGCAGTGGAGCCGGGTGGGGTAATTCTTACCCAGACTTGAGCGGAGCAACAAAGGGAGCAAATCAAAATCTTTTCGATCAGTTCGGAAACTGGATTTCTCGACAGTTTAGTAGCGAACAGTCAACCTCCGCTAGCGGTGAAATGTTTGACCCTGGAAGCAGTAACATTTCAACAGATGCTGCTCATGAAGCGGGAATACAGGGACCGGGTGGAGCCGACGGGCAATTCAACAGCGGAGCGGGTGCCGAGAGCTACTCCGGTTTTTTTCAAGCCGGATTGCAGGTCTTTGGGGATGCTCTGGCTGCTAGGGACCGGGACAGGGCGAATCAGGACAACTCAGGCACTGGAGCCGCTGTCGGCGGAGGTATCGGCGGAATTTTTGGTGGAATTATCGGTGGTCCGCAGGGCGCAGCGATTGGGGCTTCAATCGGCTCGGCTATCGGCGGCTTTGTCGGCTCCTTGTTCAAATGGGGAGCCCAAAACCCGGAAACCAAGGCGCGAAAGGCTTTCAGCGACTACGTTGAGGAGGGATTTAAGAAACTTGAGACAATCGGATTTTTCGACGCCGCCGGTGAAATGCGGCTGTTCAATTCTCAAAACCTCGATTTCGTAACTGGCTCCTCAACGCGCTTCAACGCCGGTGGGGACACGGGCGGGACGAACTGGGCTGATAATTTTAACAAGCTCGGGTCAGAGGCGGTGACGGTTTTCAAAGGACTAGGAGAGGCGTTTGAGGAGGTGTTGGGGCTGACAGAGGACGTCGGCGCGCAGATCGCTTATATTTTATCGGAAAACCTTGGTGGAAACATCGACAATGCGAGGCTCCTGGTTCAGCAGCTCGGTCTTGACATGGAGGACATGATCGACGCTCTGATTGCCGCCGGGCGCACCGGGGAGATGACGTGGCTCGAAGTCGAGAGCGCAATTCAGGGAGTCAATTCTGCGTTTGGGGAAGGCTTAGTCGCCGTTGGGAACGTATCTGGAGCATGGGAGGAGTTCGTCGGTTCTGGCGGGCGAGGTATGGCAGCCTTGAAGGGTCTTAAAGACATCGCAATAGAAGCGATGGAAGCGGGAGCGAAGTCGCTAGAGGACCTCAGAGCTCGGCTAATTGCGGCCGGTGCTAACCCTGAAGCCGTTGACGCGATGATTAATGCAATCAGAGGGCGCGGTATAACGACGCTGCAACAGCTCGCGGACGCTAATGACCGAACCCTCGGCGGTATCGTTGCAGATACTAACGCGGCGAGCGAGTCGCTGACTCGGGACTGGCAAGAGATGGGCAACAAAGTGAAGGAGTTCAAAAAGACTCTCGATGAGCTCGACGAGAAGATGACCAAAGACCTTACCATCAATATAAAAACGAATTTCGACGAAAACACTCAGAAGGCTATGGACGAGGGAGTCTACAGCGACACCCCAGCCGAGAAACTTCAGTCTTCGCCCATGGAAACACCCTCGAGCAAGAGTGCCAGATACCGCCGCACCGTTTCAAATGAAAGCGGGGCAAAGTCAAGCTCGATGGTAGTAAACATCGACGCGCGAGGCGCGCAGAGGGGCGTTCATAACGACGTCACGACCGCTCTCGCGGTTATGGAAAACAGGATCGTCAGTCGCACCGCTAACATTCTGGCCGAGCAAATGCAGCGTGGAGCAATATGATAACGTATCCGCTGACAATTCCATTGACTGCAACCACTCGGGAGTCGGCTGTCTCGCTGATAGCGTCCACGGTGATCGGAATCAGTCAGTCACCCTACACTTTTTCAACGCAAGTTTTTGATCATGACACCGACGCTTGGCAGCTGCGCGTGTCCATCAATCCCCTGACCCGCATAGAGGCTCAGCCGTGGATTGCGTTTTTAACCGCGCTCCGGGGCCGTCGCGGGACGTTTATGTTCGGGCCAGCCATCTTTCGAGAGCCGCTTGGCAGTGGGTCGGGGGTGCCGATCCTAACCGGAACGCCGGAAGCGCGTCGAACCATAACGACCACAGGCTGGGCTCCGTCCTCCACGGTTCTAAAAGCAGGCGACCTCTTCCAGCTAGACGATCGGCTCTACATGTCACTCATCGACGTGATTAGTGACGCTGCTGGTCATGCCACGATCGAGACGTTTCCGAAAATTCGGGCAAGCCACGCGGCGGGAACCGCTTTGGTGCTCAGCGACCCGAAGGGGATTTTTCGGCTGACAAGCAACGTGGTGCCGGTGCTGGACTGCTCAGAAACGGGCCTTTTTAACATCAATTTCGAGGCAGAAGAGTCATGACACGGCCCCTCAATCCCTCTACGTCGACAGCCCTCGAAGGCGAGTTTCTCTGCCCTGCGCTGCTGGTCGAAGTGGCGCTGTCCGATCAGATGGTCCGGCTCACCAGCCTGAAGCGGGACGTAGTCTGGGATGGGAGGACGTTCCTCGCTAACGGCTGGCTTCTGCCGATTCAGGGCATCGAGCAGAGCACCGACGTCGGTAACTATGGATTCGACCTCGCCTTGAGTGGAATTAGCGGTGCGCTCATTTCGCTGATCCTTGCAAACCAAGACCGGGGGGAGCGAGGTTCTATATGGCTCGCGTTTTTCAACGCGTCCAGTGTGCTTATTGGCGATCCGATTCTGCTTTACCGCGGTCTGATTGACTCGTGTGAGATAGAGGACAAGCTGGAAAACCCCAGCGCAAGCATCAAGCTGGAGAACGACCTGTCGCGGTTTGACACGAGCCAAAACTATCGCTTCGCCGACGAGTCGCACAAAGTTTACTACCCCGACGATCGGGGCTTTGAATATGTGGAATCGCTAGAGGACTGGTCTGGCTTCTGGGGGCGGTCCGAGCGTCCGAAATGGTTAAAGCGAAACACGAGCACAAAGAAAAATGGCTAAGAGCTTAAGTCGACTGAGCCCAGGGGTGTACCGCGACGGACGCGGGAATCTCGTTCTCGTGCCTCCGAAAAACATCACTCGAAGCTCCCGCGGCAATTCCAACCCCAAGACGGGCAACAAGGCGAAAAAGGAAACCCGTGTTAAAGGCCGCCAGGTTTCTTTTCGTCAGAGCGCGGCAGACGCCGTCTGTGTCTACGGCACAACCAGGCTAGGGGGTGTCTACACCTACCTAAACACGGGGGAGCGCAGCAGAGCTTTCCTCCGAACCGGGGAAGAGGACAGTCAAATCGTCTGGATTGCCCGCGAAAAGGGGGCCAGCGGCAACGAGATCAGCGTCGAGTTCGTGCTTGGGGCGGAGGGTCATACCTCGGTTGAGGTGACGGAGAAAGCGATCAAGGTTTTAATGCGCTTTTCAAACGCGCAAAGCCGCAGCACAGCAAACGCCATCATCACGGCTGTGCGGAATAATCAGGCCGCCCATGCGCTTGTGTCGTGCCACAAAGGCGAGGGCAAGGGCAATTCTTACGTTGAGCCCGCCGATCCTCAATTTTTACAGGAAGGAGGCGGCGCTCGGCTTCATCATTTTATCACGATCGCAGGTCATGAAATCACGGCTGTTGACAAGCTCTACCTTGACGATCGGGAAGTGACGTTTGGCGCTTCTCCCGATCCCCGTTGGGCGCTTGGCATTTTTCAAAAGCGCGTGTTCATGGCCGTTCAATACGGAACGCCAGATCAAGAGGCTCAACAGGATCTAGTGGCCTACGTTGGCGAGGACGCGTGGAGCCAGGACCACAGACAGCGGGGCTGTGCCGGGGCTTACATTATGACCCGGTGGGCAGCGGGCCTCTTTGCGAACGGGATTCCCGATGTGGAGTTCCTCGTCCGGGGCAAAAAGTGCTTGGACTTTCGAGACTCGCAAACGAAGTTCACGGCAAACGCGGCCCTAGTTTTGGCCGACTTCCTTTGCGACTCAAAGTTCGGGCCAGGAATACCCCGCGAGTATCTAAACACAGCAAATTGGACAGCGGCAGCAAATATCTGCGACGAGCAAGTGACGACCCCAGCCGGGGAGAATCGGGCCAGGTACGAGATCAACGGGTACTTCGACACGGGAGCTTCGGTCCAGAACATTATCGACGAGATGCTTCAGGCTATGGCCGGGGACTTAGTTTATCAAGGCGGCGAGTGGTTCTGCTATCCCGCAAAGTGGCGAGCCCCCACCTGGTCTTTGACTGAGGCCGACTTCAGGGGCGAGCCGAAAATTACCACCGCAGTGCCTCGCCGTCAGCGGTTCAACGCAGTGCGCGGCAAATTCGCCGACCGCGAGAAGAAGTTTGTCGAAACGGATTACAAGTCGGTTACTAACAATTACTACGCAGAGCAGGACGGACAAGTCATTTTTGAGGACATCCCCCAGCCGTTCCTCACTGACGGCTTTCAAGCGCGCAGAGTGGCCCGGATAGAGCTCGAGCGTGTCAGGCAGGGAATGGAGGTCGATGTCACCCTGGGCGCAGAGGCCTTGAAGCTCGCTGTCTGCGATACTTTGCAGCTCACCTATGTTCGTCTTGGGTGGGAGCAAAAGGCTTTTGAGGTAAGAGATATCCAGATCGGCGACATGGTGGACGGCGGCCTGGAAGTCCAGGTGAAACTGCGCGAGACAGCGGAGGCGATTTACACCTGGACGACAGAAGAAACAGAAACCGACCTTGCGCCAGATACACAGCTCCCGAGTCCCTATGACGTTCTCCCTCCGACTAACCTTACCCTCACCAGCGGAACCGCCGAGCTCTACGTGAGAAATGACGGGACGGTCTTTTCCAGGCTTAAAGTTTCTTGGATCAAGCCGGAGGACCAGTTCGTCACCGAAGGCGGCTCGTATGAGATACAATACAAAAAGAGCAGCGCGTCGAGCTACATCTCCGCTTCTAGCGTTGATGGGGACCAGTCCGAAGCATACATCCTCGACGTTCAGGATGGCGAGCTACACGATGTGAGGATTCGCTCGGTTAACACTCTCCGCGTTCCAGGCGAGTTCGTGGAAGCCACGGGCCACCTTGTTCTTGGCAAGTCGGAGCCGCCTTCGACCCCTTCAAACTTTAGCGCCACGGTGTTCGACGGTGGCATCCTGTTTCAGTGGTCAAAGGTAACCGACCTGGACGTCCGCGAGTATGAGGTCAGGATCGGTGAGTCATGGGACAGTGCTATCCCGCTGGCCCGGATTGGCTCAACGTCTTATTCTACCGCAAGGCGAAGCGCAGGCAGCTACAAGGCTTTACTTAAGGCGATCGATACCTCCGGCAATTACAGTCAGGTGGCTACCGCGGCGACTTTTACAGTCAACGCCCCATCTGCGCCGATTGCGTCATTCTTCATTTTAGGTACCGACGTCATTCTCTCTTGGACAGCTGCCAGTGGGTCATTTCCGATCGACTCGTATATTCTTAAAACGGGGACCAGCTTCGAGTCTGCCGTTACGGTTGCGGAGGTCAAGGCGCTTAACTTTTCGAAGCGCGCAAATTGGGGCGGAGATCGTGCTTTTTTCGTGCAAGGCGTGGACGTGGCCGGAAACGTCGGGGCACCGGGGCAGATTGTCGCGCACATACAAATCCCAAATGCGCCGCTTGCTTTCGCAGCGGACGTCGTCGACAACAACGTAATGCTTCGCTGGGCGGCGCCGCCGCTCTCGTCCCTTCCCCTTGCGCAGTATGAAGTTCGGCGGGGGAACGTGTACCTTTCGGCCGAGCCTCTCGGGACAACCTCGAGCACCTTTTCCCCACGGTTTGAGCTGGAGAGTGGCACCTTCACTTATTGGGTTGCGGCTGTGGATACGGCTGGAAACGTGTCGACGCCCTCCAGTGTGACCGCAAAGGTTGACCAGCCGCCAGACTTTCAGTTCTTTGGGCGCTATGATTTCGCCTTCGCCGGGGCTTCAGTGGGGCCGAGCGGTAACTCCTGCGCGATTACTGACGGGGCCATCATAACCGACACAAGCCTCCTTCTCCCCACGTCGCACGAAACCTGGTCCGACCATTTTGCCTCACACGGCTGGGACTCTCTTCAGGAGCAAATCGGCGACGGCTACGAGTATTTGATTCACCCCACCGACACGACCGGCTCTGTCGAGGTGACGCGCGACTTCGGGGCACTTGTCACCTCGTCAGTCCTAACGGTTTCTTACCAGAAGACGCCGTTGAGCGGCTCGGTGATTCTCACCCCGACGCTCAGCACAAGCGCGGACGGTGTTTCATGGACAAGCTACACGCCCGGCAACACGCGGGTCTTTGCGTCAAACGTCCGCTGGATAAAGATTCTCTTCGAGGCAGTGGGGACAACCGACGAGGGCTTAGCACTGCTCGAAAATGTTACCGCGTCGCTGGGAGTAAAAGAGGGGACGGTTTCAGGGGCAGACGAAACGGCAAGTTCGGGTGCAAACCTCGGCCGGAAGCAAATCGACATTACCGGGGAGTTCTGCGACGTTCGCTCTATTACTATCACGCCAGGTTATAATCCGAGCTTCGGTGTCGTCGCCGTTTATGACTTTTTAGATGTGCCGAATCCTACCGGCTTTACGGTCTACACTTACCGAGCTGACACCGGCTCCGTCGTGGGAGGCGTTCCGTTTTCATACATTGTAAGAGGCTATGTCGCATGAGTGATTTTTCTTTACCTATAAACACAACGCTGGTCGCGGACGTTCTTGAGCTACTCAGGAACCGCGATGCCGCTATCGCAAAGATGGACTATACCGGGAGCACTAATTTAAGCGCGGGGTTTCTTCGCTTTAACCGGACGAACCGAGTGCTCGAAGAGTGGTCGGGAAGCGCGTGGGTTGAGCAAAGGGTCGAGCAAGCCGGAATTGTGAAGCCTTTTGCCGGAACCGCCGCACCTCGCGGACATCTCCTATGCGATGGGTCAGCTGTGAGTCGGGCAACTTATGCAGACCTTTTCGCAGCAATCGGCATTTCTTATGGCTCAGGCGACGGCTCTACAACCTTCAACCTTCCAAACGTGACCGGGCGGTTGCCACTCGGAAAGACCGCCGCAGGGTCGACCGCTAACCTCGGCGCAACCGGGGGATCGCTCGGACACACTCACTCTCTTCCGGCCCATTATCACTCGATGGGCACCGGAGCCGATCTGAGCATTGGGTCTAGTGGTGGGCACACCACAACAATCGACATTGCCCATGGGCACACGGCCAGCGCGGTCAGCAGCAACGCGAATATCTTAGTTTCTACCGGCTTCACTGGTTACTCGAACATCACCTTAAACGATCCGGGACATGCCCACACGGTTGAAGGGCATGGAACGACAACCGCGGGCGACGGAAAAAACACTGGAAACGCAGGTAACAAATTTGCCAAGGCCCGCGCCACAGCGGTTACGGGGACCGGCGACACGAACGGCACCACCGTGTCAACGGACACGAACATCACCCTGAGCAATGGCAACCATCGGCATGAAGTGAGCCTTACCGACTCGGGGCATAATCACACTATCAACGTGGGCAATCTTCCTTCGACACTCCTTCAAGACACAGGCGGCGGCCATGCCCACGGCTCGAGCACCTTCAGCGGGAGCATAGGACTGGTCACCGGAGGCGTAAACGGAAACGCCGCGATGACTAGCGGCGCGGGCGATCCTCCTTACATTGTCCTTAATTACATCATCACCACCTAAACCGCGCGGGTATAGGAGGATTCCTCTAATGACCCCAGAATCAAGGGGTCACACGGAGGGTCCATGCTCGGTTTCCTAAAACGACGAGACACGAAATGTCCAGAATGGGTGCCTCTGGCGGTCGAGGCGGCTCGCCGCTATAAAGTCGATCCGATCCTATTCGTGGCCCTGATCCTAAATGAGAGCAGCGGCGACCCCTTTGCCACGCGCTGGGAGCGCCGGTTTTACATTCGTTATATCTCGGACCGACCCCTCGCGCAGCTCACTAGGAACGTCATCCGAGAGCTTGACTCATACCAGGACACGACGTTTCGGCACTGCCTCGCATACTCTTGGGGCTTGTGCCAGGTCATGGGCGTCGTGGCCTATGAGCATGGCTTTCAAGGGAGGCACTGCTGGGAGCTGCTTGATCCGCGCACAAACGTCGACACCGGCGCGCAAATATACGCGGCGAAACTTGCTCGGGTCTACCACAGCGAGCCTAAACTTCGGCCTGAGGAGGCTGAAAGGAGAGCACTGCTCGCCTATAACGGCGGGGCCGATGCTGA